ATCCGAACAACTCACTAAGTGCATTCTCTAGCATCTTTGCTGAACGGTTTGTCAATTTACATACCTTGCATAATCCGGCATGCTTCTTTTTAGCTTTACGAGTTCCGCATTGTGGACACATCATGATTCAATCCAGATGTTCCCATCTTCTTTACAAGAGATAGTCCAGGTGTTTGCGTACCAGTCCTCAACAAAGCTTCCAGTCTTTTGAACCAAAACCTCTGCAAAGAGATCCATAACAGTGACTCTTATCACATGACAGTTAGTTCTCCAGACTAACTTAAGTCCTTCTTTCTTAAGAGAAGAGTAGGATTCATGAGGATGGGAAAGTAATTGGACTTGAATGTCAAACTTACTTCCGTGCTCTGTTTCTACAGGCTTAGGATCAGTAAGGAATTTGACTTCACATTCCTGACCCTTGTCAAGGCCTCGCATCAAGGACGGGGTCCCTAAGCTATATTTTCGTTCGGTGTCGCTCACAACATAGCAATATCTTAATTTGATAAATACTTTTGCTTCGTCAATTGACGTATTACTAGTGGTAAACGGTTATATAATGGAAGTTGCTTTAACTATTATGCCAGTGGGGCTCTATACGCGAAAAGGAAAGAATGGTCGCAAAATGTATTTTAGAGATGGGAAACTTATCTCTAAGAAATCCTACACAGCTTCAAGGGGTCGCTCTCTGAAGCGCAGACCATCAACCAACCGTAAGAGATCCACTGGCAATCCAAGGAGAAAAAACATGGCAAGATACAAAAGACCTGCAATGCCTCATCCAAGTGTAACGGGGATGGCTGCAGGGTTAAGCGTAGCTCAATATCTCAATGCAGGTCAGGACGTTGGTATAACTGGGATAGTATCCACTACACCTAGTGTACTAAAGGACGTTTTAGATAGTAACATATCAGCTGCGTTTGGTAAACTTTCGAGTAATGCAGTTAGCCTGGTTAAATCAGATGACGGTAAGAAAGTCCTCAGTAGTGCGATTGTTGTCGCAACGGCTGGTGGATTAATGAGAAAATGGTTCCCCACTACAAAGCTTGGTGGAAACAAAATGTATTTCAGAATATAAAACAAGGAGTAAAAAAATATGGCAGTAGTAATAACGAGATCGGCAGCAAATCTCAGCGCAACGACATCAAACCAGGCATTATCGAATTTAGGAGCTAGTTCTTTGAGTTCCTCATTCAATATACCTGTTGGAATGTCTGCAATAAAACAGATTTCAATATCTGTAACATCAGTAGGAACCGTTGATTTTGTTCCTATAGTCACTATTTCAGGAAATGGAATGAGAGAAGGCGCTGCTAGTTTTGCAGGTATGGGTTATTCAGCAGGTGCAACTTCTACAGCATCATCTCAAAATAATTTGACTTATGATACTGACCTACCAATAACTGCGAATAATTCTGTAGAAATCGCACTCCTGGTAACAACGGCAAGTACTGTCGATTGTGCAGTTTCAGTAACTTTCGCTTAGGAGCCTTATGGCGCTTGTAGGTGGGGGTGGTGCCGGTAATGTGGCAGGAGGCAATCCTGCGGGGGTTGGGACCAGTATTAGTTATATTGGTAATCACGTCTACGGTTATAGTGGATCTGTGGCTGTTAATGGTAGCGAAACAACTATGCTACTTTTCAATGTAGCAGGTGGTCAATACATAATAGCTAAGATTCAATTCAACTATATAGAACCTGACAGTGATAATATTCAATATAGGGTTTATATTAATGATCAAGTCGTCCAAGCTTTTCAAAGTGACGCAAACAACCTAACTCACCTCTTCCCTGATAGTATATTGCATATTCTTATCGAACCTGATTCTACTGTCAAACTAACAGCAGAAAACATAACCAGCAGCAGTACACGCGCTCAGATCGCATCACTTGTTGGAAGGGTATATGGTTAAATGAGCGACTATGAGTACCATAATTAATATTGATCTGCCGGAATGGATCCAAGATAAAGTCTGGATAGAAAAACTCCTGGTTCGTTTAGTGATCGTTTACCTGGTTGGTTCAGATCAAGGGATGATTTAATGGTTGTTACTGCTGAAGAGTGGGGTGGTGCAGGTGGTCCTTTTGAAAATATATCGGAGTTAGATCCAGAAACCGTTAAAGAAACCGTAGGAACATTAAAGAAATTCTTTCCGTACTTATTCGCTTTTGGTATAGCAGCTCTGGTTAAACATTTTAGAAAGCCTGGTGAACAGTTACCAAGTGGATCACTTATTGCTTTTAGTAACGTTATTGAGGCTTTTGCACCAATAATAACAGCTATGGGTTGGGTTTTATTCACCAAAATAAATGATACTGCTAAAGCTCTGTCCTATGCGATTGTTACTGCAGAAACTATACCAAATTTTATTGTAGATGATCTAAAACTTCCGCCTGGCATAATATTAGGATCATTCTTTGTTGTAGGTGATGCTGCTTTGGCTAAAGTTTTTGGAGAGGATGTTGAAACTTTATTGGCTACGGGTAAATCTACAGAAGGGACCGATGCCCTAGATATTTTGATTGCTACAATTTTAACCGTAACTGGATTAGATAAGGTCTTTGGGATTGAGTAATGACAGACCAACAATTTTTTTTGGTTTGGTTTCTCAGCTTTGCATTATACCTGGTAATTTACACTTGGTGGATCCCGATCCGTACTAGACAGAATATCGAAGCCTGGTTGATGGCTGAAGAGTCAAACGAAACTTTGTTAGCTTCCCTGGAAGTCATCACCACTAAGATCAGGGAACAGCTCTTGGTTGATTTTGAGGAGTTTATGCTTCCTCAAGCTCGAGACAGCTTTAAAAATTTTTGGAATGGTGCTATGGGGAATGCTGCCCAGGAACTTGCAAAGACGGAGGAAGGCGGTCAATTGTCGATTATGCATGGGTTGGCTGATTCATTAAAAAACGAAAGTTGGTTTGTCCAGGCTGCAGCCAGCAAACTCATTCCGCTGATCACTAAGGCAGCGGAATCCAAGCCAGACGCCACTAGTACGGCAGTGGAAGGCCTTGGATTGGCCAAATAACGCCCCTGGAGCGCCCTGTGACGCCCCAAACTCGCTTTTTATACCCATTGCTACCCCACCAACTCCTCTAGTCCTTCTCATCTCTTTAATTGGATTTGATTGTAGAGATAACCTTTTGGCAATCATAACAGAGTGTCAAGTAGTCATTATATCTATCAGTACGCAAGTGATCTACATTGCGCAAGCAAAGGTTACAGCGTCGCTTCATCCGAACAACTCACTAAGTGCATTCTCTAGCATCTTTGCTGAACGGTTTGTCAATTTACATACCTTGCATAATCCGGCATGCTTCTTTTTAGCTTTACGAGTTCCGCATTGTGGACACATCATGATTCAATCCAGATGTTCCC